GTATTTCTTTTGAAGCAACCATTGAGGCTTGCAAAGCTCCAATAACACCAATAGCTATTGACAAAGGTACGTTTGGAGGCATCATAGCTAATGCTGAAACAACTCCTTGCGCTGTATTAATAGCTATGTTAAACAAAGCCATTTCTCTTTGAGCTTTTGCTTCTCTTCTTTGTATTGCTCTTCTCTCTTTGTCGTATTTTCTTTTTAATTCAGCTTTAGCTTCTTCACTATTTCCTGCAAATGCCTCGTCAATTTTATAGTGTTGCTCTAAATTTGCATATTGTTCCTCAAAATATGCTTTTGAACTACCTGATAATAATTCAAATGTTTCTTGAGCAACATCCCCTATTGTTTGAAACATTATAGCAAATCTTTCTTTTGCTGTATCTGCTCCCTCTAATAATTTATCAAAAGAAGATTGTCCGTTTTGGTCAAAATCTAAAAACATTTTAGCACTTGACAGCCCAATAGAATTAAGAGATTTTTCTAACTGCCCAGAAGATATTGTTTTAATATATTCATCTGTAGCTTCTTTTAATTTTAACCAAGCATAATAATCTTCATAAATTTGCTCGTCTGTTAAACTGATACTGTCTTGTATTTCTTTTTCTCCCTCTATAACTGTACTAAATAACTCTTTGTATAATGTTTTTAAAATACCTAATTGACCAGAAATTAACCCATAAGCATTGCTTATATTACCATCTTTGTCAAATTTAGAGATTGTTTCTAGTTGTTTTTCTAAAGCCGATATACTTTCTTCAAAAGCTCTTTTAGAATTAACCATTGATTGTTCTTCTTCTTTTGTAGCTTTAGTTTTTTCCTTTGTAGCTTTAGTACTTTCATGTACAACATCTATATATTTAGCGTTTGCGTTATACTGTTCTAAATAATATTTTAATGAGTTTTGTATTACTTCATTTTTATCTCTATATTGTTCTTTTAAAGTACCCTCTAAATAATATAAATTTGTTAATTGTGTATGCAAATCTTCATATTTAGCCTGTAAATCTTCATTCTTTGTGAAAGGGTCTATTTTATTTAGTTCTTTAGCTAGTTTTAATCTTTTGTTTTCTAAATCAGTTAATTTATCATTTAACCACTTTTGATTTTTTAAAGAGTTTGTTATTTCTTGTTGTATCATTTGCTGTGATGCCATAGCTATACCTCTTTTTACTAATGCATCATTTAGTTTCAATTCAGCATCAGCGGTTTCACCAGCTAATAACTTCTCATTTGATAAATGCCCTAAATATTCAGGATAACGTTGTTTAAGTTCTTTAATAGCATCAATTCTTTTTTTGTATGGTAATTCTATATTTTTTGCATTTTCTAAAAGTATTTTTGACCTTGATATTTCTTCACTTTGATAGCTTGCTAACTTTGTTCTTGCTTCATCCTCTGCTTGTGCTTTTTTCTCTAAAGCCTCTTTTTCTTTTTGCAATTGTTCTTCTCTTGCTTTTGAACCGCTTATACTATTCCATATTTCAGCACCATAAACAGTTAATAATGTAACTCCAACACTTAAAGCTGTTCCCCATGAAAATATTGAACTTGCAATATCTTTAAATAAAGACTTTGTTGGTTGCCCTTGTGCTTGTAATTCTTTGTTTTGACGTATGATTTGCCCCATACTATCAAAGAAAATAGGCAAGTTGTTAGAAATAGCCATAAATCCAGTTTGAACTGAATTTGCAAAAGCTGGCATTTCTCGTGTTAATTGATTTATTGAATTTTGTAAAGGATTAAATCCACTAGCATAATTACCAACATTTCTCTGATATTTACCCATTGAAGCATCAACGCCTTTAAGAATAGTGTCATATTTTTTTATTGACTTCTCTAGTCTATTATAAGATTGTTCTTCTTTTGAAGTTAATGTTAATCCTAATTCTTTTTTAGCTGCTAAATCTCTGTACTCTTTTTGCAAAGAATTTAATTTAGCCTGTACTTTTTCGTATAAAGAATTAGCTTTGTTGAGTTTTTCAACTTCTTTGTTGTACAACTTTTCAGTTTGTTCTGTAAGTCTTTTTCTTGAATTCTCAAGACGTTGCTCTTGTTGTGCTAATCTCTCAACTGCAATAGCTTGTTTGCGCTGTAATTCTTCACTTTTTTCTAAAGAAGTGTTTAATTGGTTTAAAGTATTTGGAGCTTTTGACTTAAAAAAATCTACGTTTAAAGAATTTAAATCAATTATTTGCTTATGAACTACTTTTAACCCATTTTGAACTTCCAAAAGGTCTTCTTTTGCTTTTTTAGCAAAAATTAAATCTACTAAAGCCATTGCGTTTAACTTTTATGTTTATTATTTGCGTTTTTTTCTAAAATCTGTCTTTTTTCTTTTGCTAAAGCTAAATAATCTAACCATTCAGCTAAAGTTGTAGTTTTTTCGTCAATTTTATAACTAACGCCTAAATATAATTCGATTTCTTTGATTTCTTTTGATAAGTTACTTTCTGTTTTGCTGTCTGTTTTTTCTAGTTTTTGGGTATAAAAATCTATTTCTGTTTTAACTGCTTCAAGTTTTTGTTCTATTTCTTCTATTTGGTCGCTTAAAAGCCTGTTTTTATCTATTTTGTACCATTTTTCGAGTTCAAAAACAAAATCTTTTACAAATTCATCGTGAAATAGTGTATTTGTGTTTTTTATCGTTTCTATTAATATTTTAACTGAACGATATTTGGATTTATATTTTTCTAGGTTGTGTATGTCGCTAAAACGCTCTAAATAACTATCGTCAAGTGTTTTCTCCCATATTTTACCAAAAATATTATGCAAAGCATTTTTTAAATAGTTTGGATGTGGTTTTTTTACGTTTCTTTTTGCTTCTTTTTGCTTATAATAATCACAAAACCAAAGATTATCTTTAGTTGATAAAAATTGTCTGAACTCGTAAAGATGCATATCTTCAAGAGTTTCATATATTTTGCAATTTTTTATAAATAACGCAATACCCATTCGTCTAAATGCTTTTTGATTATTTTTTCGTCTAAATACTCAATGTTTTTTGGAATTAAACCAAAGATGTCTTTTCCGTATTTCTCTATTAATTTAGTTGTTTTTTTGTCTGAAGACCATATCTCAAGAGTATAATTTGATGGATTAAATTTTATAAAAAATCCTTTGTAAAATTCTCCAGTATCAAATAATGTTGTTCTATCAATAGGTTGTTTTTTTTCTATTTTTATGCTTATAGTAGCTTCTCTATATTCTAATAAATTTTTACCATTGCTATCAATACCCATCTCAAAAAGCTGATTTTCTCGGTTTAAATCAAGTATTTGCTCTTTGTTTTGATAAACAATGCTTTCTATCTTATTATCGTAGTTTCTAATAAGTAAATCTAATTTATCTATATAATCTGAAACTTCCATTAACAAATTTAATAAAAAACCGCTAACAATCTCATTGAAAGCGGTTCTTGTTAAATACAATAAAGTTATTAAGCTACCGCTACAGTTGTTGCAATGTTTGACTTTAACAATGTGCCATCAACATCAACTATATAAGAGCTTTCTGTGTTATCCCATGTAGAAAAAGTTACAGCATCACCTGTAGAGAATGTGCCTGTTGTTCTTTGGAATGTGTAAACTCCACTTGAATAAGACAAAGTTCCTGCAACTGGTGTGTTACCAACTTTAAGTCTAACATTATCAGTTACTAAACCTCCTTGACCTAAATCATGTTTATCAGTTTTTCTAACTGCTGTAAACGTCAATGTGTTTGCGCTATTTGATGGTGCTGTTAAATCAATTACTACATCAAAGAAATCATGTAATTCAAAAATATCAAAACCAAGTTCTTCAGGTTTAATTACTGAAAGCGAATTATCAAAAACACCTCTTTCAAGTTGTGATGTGATTTTTGACGCTCCTGCTTCATTTCCTGATGGCATATAAGGTGAAACATCCATGTAGTTAGAGTTTATAGCTCTTACTGTTCCGTTTGCTTCACTTAACCATATTTGCCCCTCTTTGTCAACAAGTAAAAATGAATGTGTTCTTGCTCTTTCAACAGATACAAGCCCTTGATGTCCTTGTGTACCTCCGTTTATGATAGCTGAGTACTTCATTGGGAATTTATCGGTTTGATACATATCTCCTCCGTCATAGGTTTGTGCGCCGTTTTCTGGAGTGTCCCAATTTGCATTTTTAAGTGTTCTAATTACTTTCATTTTACCCTCTTGAATTAATTTAACTAAATTTTCTTTAGTAAATTGAAACCCAGCAGGAAAAGTATATCCATAGTCAAATCTTAACAACATAGCAAGACGAGTAATGTCAAAAGGGCAATAACCCTCTCTCAAACCTTTCATGTTGCTAACTGAACATTGACCTTTGTTTAGAATTGTTTCTATTTCGTAAGCCATTATTTTATAATTTTATTTGTTAATAGATAATTAATTACATTCACATCTTCAAAGAAGCAATCTTCTCCAACTTTGAATGTTTTTTTTTCTGTTTTAAAAGGTTTTATAAATTTATATAAAGCCTCTTTTTTTTCTTTTTTGTTTTTGTCCATCAAAAATATATTTTGTTGATACACTTATTTGTTAAATCATACGTTAATGTAGCTTCTAAAACTATAACATTCCACAAATCAGTAGCTTCTGCTTTTTGGTTGCTTCCAAAATTAGCCTCTTTCTCTATGTCTATTTTTTCGTCAATAATTCTAGTAACTCCTGAACGTTGTAGCGTTTTTACAAAGTTTTCTTTAATAGGTATTAATGTTTTTTCAAAGTGTTTCTCCCATATTTCAGCATTTATGGCGTTTTCATCAACGATGGCTTTTCTAACTATATCGGCAATGATAAAACGACACTTTTTAGTAACACTAATTAGGTTTAAATCCTCTGTTTCTTTAGACTGAACTAACCATATAAGAGGCGTTTTTTCTGGCACATGACGATTAAAATTCAAGTACTTTGTTAAATCGTACTCGTTACCCCAGCTAAAATTAACAACTAATACTTCATCAGAATATAACTTTGCTTTTGGCAATAACGCTACTAATTCAGCACATCTGTTTTCAACTGTCATAAACCAAACCTATTAATAAAACCTTGCTCAAAGCATCTGCACAAAGCATCTGGATAATCTAATGTATTTTGTTGTAAAAACTGGATAAGTGAAGCCGAGTTGCTACTATTTTTGAAGTAGTCCACAACTCGAACTCCGTCATTATACCATATTGTAGGCTCATTTATGTTTAAACCTCCGCTGTATTTCATTAAAAATCTATTCCATGTTTCAGCTAATTTTGCATTAGCACTTACCGAAATAGTATTTTTAGCTTCTACAACTTTTTGCCCTAGCCCTGTAGTTGTTGAGTAGTTTTGTTCGAGCCATAAATAGGTTATGTAATCGGCTAATAAAGAACCTTTGAAAGAACCCATTTCATACTTTAATCCTTGCCAAACAAATTTCTCCCCGTTAATAGTATATTCACATCCATTAACTAGATTTTTCCACTTGTCTTGAGCATCATTTTTCAACAATCCATTTGATATATCAGAAAGCAAAGAATTGTATAAATCAATACCTAAAGCATAATCACGCAAAAACAACGGGCATTTTTCATCAATAAGCATCTCAATGTTTAGTTTTTCAGCACTCGAAGCTGTTCCAACGTTTGGGATGTGATTTTCTCTAATGAAATATGTGTTGTCTATTATAAACATGCTTGATTCTTAATTTATTTCTTTGTTTCTTTTTTTAACTTGTCAGCTAAAAGTTTTGCTTCTTCTTTATTTACACGTCTTTTAACTCCATTGATTTCAATCTCAACAGTGTTGTCTAAGTAAAAACCTGTAACTTCTTTTTTTTGTTCTGCCATGATATATTATATTAAGGTTTTGCTATTAATCCTTTTGCTACTTCGATATCTGCTTTAACAATTGAAGCGTAATGTACTGATGGAATAAAACCAAAGAAACGAGCTTCGCCCAAGAAAGAAACCATGTTTTTCTCCCAATCACCTTGCGCTCCTCTATATCCCATTTCAAGAGTGATATCTTCTCTAATTTTTGCTTTGTATCTTTTGAAATTACCAACATATAACTCTCCTTGTGCAACCAAAGGAGTTGTTCTAATCGGCAATCCTTTTACACTTGTACCTCCAACTGTAGTAAATGGTGGTAAAACATATTGTGATGTAGTAGGGTCTTTTTCTAGCTCCATTGCTGTTGCATCGCTTGGGTGCATCAAGATAGCTGTTGGAAAATCATTTGTCAATTCAATTTGATTGATAGCTATTCTAATAACATCAGCAGTATTTGGATTTACAACTGTATTTGCAAAAGAACCAGCAACAAAAGGAACAGCATTTAAGTCAATTCCTGCTATATTATTTCCTGTTCCATCTCCATTTAAAACTGAATTTTCAGTAAACAATCTCAACTGCTCATCAATTTCTTTTTTGATGTCATTTGCCATTCCATCAATATCGTCTAACATTTCTTTTGAAATAGTAACGATTATTGCTTCTTTTTTAGCATTTTGAGAATGTAAAGACAAATCCCAATCTCCTTGAGGTTTCAATCCTCCCTCTGCTGTCATGGCTACACCGCCATCACGACCTGTTTTTTCTACCCACTCAATAACTTTTGCGTTTGTTGTAGAAGTATCTACAATGTCAAGTAAAATAGGCGTTCTTCTAAAAGTATCTTGAAATCCTGATACTCTTTCAAATCTACCTACTTGACCTGTTGCGTTAGTTGCAAATGTCATAGCTCCAGCAGCTTTAATTGTTATTTGTGCTTTTCGCTCCGAGCTTGTTTTCATTTGCTCAATAATATCTTTTTTATCAATAAGAGCATTTTTAATTGAAGTTAATAAATCAACTTCTTCATCTGACTTATTGCTTAAATTATCTTTTAATACATTGATGTTTTCCTCAATAGTATTAATAGACGTTTTAAAGGCTTCAATATCCTCTTGTTTTGCTCCTTTGTTTGCCAAATCCTGAACTTCTTGCTTTAAAGCCTCTAATTGTTCAGTAGTAGCTGTTTTTGCTTGGTAATTATCAATTTTTTCTCCAAGCTGTTTGATTACTTCTTCCATTTTTATTAGAATTTTGTTAATAGTTTTTTTAATTGTTCCTCGTGTTTTTGAGTGTCTTTTGACGGCTCATTTTCAAGAGTGTCTTTTGACGGCTCTTGTGTATTTTTATTAGAAATATTACCAGTTGCTGAATTACTTCCAAAAGGCAATAAACTACCTTCCATTATTATTTTAGCTTCTTTAATTGCCCAGAAATAAATTATTTCTTCTGTAAACTCATCTTTGTTTACTATTATATCAATATATTTTTGATAGTTTTTATATTGTTCTTCAAACTCTTTATTAGATGTTTTGTAACATTCTAAAAATTTGATATACTCCATTCTTACTGAAGCCTGTAATAAAACATCCTCATCTAACCATTTTTTAACTTTTTCATTTTGAATGTTAGATTTTAATATTTTAAAAATTAATGAATAAGTGCTTCCAGAATAGTCTTTTCCTAATGATTTCCAAGAAACATTCGCAGTCATCAATTCAACATCTTTTGGAAAAGCTAAAATATTTTCAACATTATCTAATTCATGATGCCATACTAAAAATATTTTATTTTGCTTTTCTTGTACTGTCTTATCCCAATTTCCGTTTAAGTGTACATCTAAATGACTATCTAGGTAATTAGCTGAATTTATTACTAAATAATAATGCTCATCATCTATTTTAAATGCTTTTTCTACTTCATTGTTTATATATTTAATGAGCGTCTTTTGATTTACTAAAACAGATAATCCTTTGTCACAACTTTTCTGCTCTAATCTTTTTTTAGCCTTTATTAATTCTATGTTAGAATTTAAAGCCTTAAATAGCTCTTCTTTATCCTCAAAATGAGCATTAAGTTCTTTACAATATATTTTCATTTCAAAACTTCTTTATCGTTAAGCAAAATATCTTTTTTTCTTTGAAGCACTTTTTTAACACTTTCTGGAGTATTTTTATCCAAAAGCATTTTTTCAATATTTTTTAATGTTTCTTTATCTTTTTCCATTACCCCATTATTTCTGTTAGTTTATTTATAACATCAGCTTCACTCATTCCTAATTCTTTTGCAATCTTTAAGTTTTCTAGTTGTTTTGATTGCTTTTCTGCTCTCTCAACTTCAACAACCTGATACATTGACAAATGTTTGAAATCCATCTTTATACCTTTTAAATTAAAAGTTGTTTCTAATGTGCTTATTAAGTTGTTTGCCTTTGGCTGTATGGCGTACTCTACATGTCTAACTAAAGCTGTTTCTTTGTCTTTATAATTTCCTGTCTTTATATATGCTTCTGAAACTTCACGAGGGATATTTAAGACTATACAAATAGCTAAATAAGTATTCCAATAAGCATCGTCAAGTTTTTGTCTATCCCTATTCTCTACAAATCTTTTTACGTCAATAGGTGTTTGTGTTACATGTATTCCCTTATCAGTTTTAAGACTACCTTCAACGCTTTGTTTTTCTGGTTCTCCCATCATTGGAGAAGATATATCAGATGCTTCTGTAACTCCAGTTGCCATGAATTGACCAGAGTAAAACAAGTTGTTTGCGTTTGCGTCTAATGATAACTCGTTATTCTTAATTACTTTGTAAAGCGCATCTATTTTGCTTATTCCAGTAAAATAATTTTCTCCTGTTACGTTTGTCGTATCATACAAAAAAAGCATGTCGCTCATTAAGATGCTTTCTCTAACTCCTTCGTTATTGTACTCTACTCTTTGAAGCATTAACTTGTCATAGTCTGATTTACTTCTATGCATTTTGCTGAACAACTTCTTTTGGTCAATACTGAAATTCAAACATGCTGGATTTAACCAATACAAAGGGTTGTTTTCGCTTTTTAAATCGTTGCTATTCTTTCTCATTATAGCAACTCCAAAAGTTTGTATAAAAAATACATAATCCCAAAAGAATTGCTCCCATGATTGGAAATAGTTAGGCTTTGGCTTTATTTGTTTTAAATAATCTAATTGCGTTGGTTTATTATTTTTGTCGTACAGATGTACTCTACCTAAACTCATTAGGTCTGAATTCAAAGATATTGCGCTCAACAAAGCGGGGTTTTCTTTTACTGTCTTAATTTTTTGGCTGTCTGGTATTCTGCTAACATTTGAACCTCCTAAAAGACGATAAAACCAATTACCTTGTCTATCTCTTTCAGCAGATGCTAATGGTGAACTTCCCCAACTAAAATTAAAACCTATATTACCCATAAAAAAACAAAAACCTTAACCAACGCTATAAGCATCAGTTAAGGTTAAACTTAATTTGTGTTGTTTTTTGTAACCACGTTTCACAACGTTATTAAATCAAAATATGAAAAACTGTCTATGCAAATATAATTATTTTTATTTAATCTAAATAAGAATAACAAATATTTTTATCATTTTCTAATAATTCCTCTTTTATGTAATTCCATAACTACATATCTTATGGCATCCATAGTATGATTGTCTGCATCTTCAACTTCATCTATCATTACACCATATCTATCTTTTTTATATGAATAGCTTTCTTGTTCGTTTTCTATATTTGTTGAAATAGAAGTGTAGTAAACATTTAAGTTTTTCAACAAACTAATTCCGTCAATTATACTATTATGCTTTTTTTCAACTCCATAAGCTCTTGAATATCCTAGTTTACGCAATGATATTATTTTGTTTGGATTTGCGCTATCACAAATAATATCTTTTCTTTTGTCTATATTTAAACGCATAAATAACCAGTTGATTAATCCATGTTCATTTGATAAGATGTTTTTTCTTTCTTCTTGAGATAGTTTTTCTAACCATTTATTTTCGCTTAAATAATTCAACTCGTGAACATATAGATTTCCATCATAATATTTAACTTCAACAATAGCAAAAGGGTCATTTTGTCCCCAATCTACCCCTATATAGGTTTCTTTGTCTATGTTTAAATAATCAGCGTATGAAATAGTTATAAAACTAAATACTCTCTCAGGTTTTTCTGCTTTTAATCCTAATCCATAAACATTCCATTTGTACTCGTCAGCAGTTCCTAAAAGTATATTTTCCTCTGTAGGCTCATAGCTTTCAATTTTTCTTTTTTGTTCAATAGGACAAAATGGATTGTCTTTATAAGTTGAATGTATGACTATTGCATTAGGTAGTTTGCTTATTTTATCAATCCAATGCAATTTCTTTGGATTCCAGTCGATAAACATTAAATCACTTCTCTGGTCTATTTGGTCAAATGTATCTTCACTAATTTTATAAGGTTCGTTTAACCAAGATACATTCTGAGTTAATCCGTGTACTTTTTCTTCATCGTCTGCTCCATGAATTTCAAACACACTATTTGAAGATGGATAAGTGTAATAGCTTTCTGTTTTATTTCTATTACTCGGGATAAATCTATTTGATAGCTTTAATACTTTTTGGAAATCTTGCCAAACCGTATCTTTTGCGTCTTTTTTAGTATCACGCCATGCGGTTACTCTAAAGTTCTCATTACCATCGCAAATCCTATGTATTAATTCTATTATAGAAAATGTCTTTGAACTCCTAGAACTACCTGTATTAATGATGTACTTATATTTCCGTTTACCATTCTCATCTTTAGCTTTTAAAGCTGAATAATTTTTATAAAATACTGGTGTTATTCCGTATTCCATTTTTTAATCTACTTTAAAGTCATCAATGGTTTTTCCATCAGGTAGGGTTATAGTTAAAGGACTAGACTGGATAGGTTTGTCACCGCTAGTAACATCTGTTCGTTCAACTATATTGTTTAGTCTTTGTGTAATGCTTGGGTTGTAAATTCCTGCCATACCACCCTCTATCTGGTCTTGGCGGATAACTTTTCTAATGCGTGAGCAGATAGTTGAATATTCAGAGTATTTATTGTCAGAATTAGCAAAATAATTACTTAAATCTTCAATAATATTGTTATCAGCGCACCAGTTTTCAAAACCCTCTAATGTTAAAGGTCTTTCTTTTTTTCTATATACTTCCTCCGCATCTTTTCCAACATAATCATGAACTAAAATAACGTTTTTTTTTATTTCTTCTTTGTATGATGTAAAATACTCCCACATCTTTTCAGGCGTTTCTATGTATTTTCTTTTACCCATTTGTTTTTGCTGTTTTATAATAGTTGATTAGATTGTGTTTACATTAAATTGCGAAAAACCTTTTTGAAATGCTATATATGTAGAATTTGGTTGTTTTTTAAAATTGTTCCATTCTTTTATAGTCATTTCCTTTTTTAAAGGTGCTTTCCCTTTAGATAGCTTTATAACATCTATAATTGTGTCATCTGGTAATGTTTGTGTTTTTGATTTCATAAAAAAAGGCTTTAATTTCTCAAAGCCTTTCTTATCCAAACTAAACCAATCTTTTACAGCATTTTAGAAAAGCTATACTATCGAAATCATAGCAAATATAATAATTTATTTTTAATTAGTCTAAATAAATATAATGTTTTTTTACAAAAAAAAGAGCCTTAAAGCTCTTATATGGTTAAACACTATTTTTTTCTCCAAGTGTCATTATGGGTGAATGATGGGTCTCGAACCCACGACCTTCGGAACCACAATTTTTTGTTTATAAAAGCATCATTTTTTATATTGTTGTATTTCAGTTGCTTATAAATTTATTAATTATGTTTTTGTATTTATTTTATTTAAAAACACATGAAAATAACTTGACGGCAAGCACAATTAAAAATGCCTGTGTTTACAGCTAGTTATCCTCACAACTAACAAATATTGCATCAGGATTTGATGGTAATTGTTGTAATGGTCTTCCTGTTTTGCAGTCAATTGGAACATTTGTAGAATAAAAATATCCAGATTGTCCAAAGTTTAAATATTTTGCTGTTTTACAAACGCATCCATCATCATCTTTGCTGCATGATAAAACCACCAAAACCATTAATAATTCTATTGCAAAAATCAAAACTGCTTTTTTCATTTTTTAAATAATTTTAGTTAATACCTATTTTACAACAACAAAGGTATTATCTTCTAATAAGATTTCTTTTTACTGATACTACATTAAATATTTGAAATACGTCTTTTAAGTGTATTATTTTGTCTTGATAGTAATCATTTAATGAGTGAATAGTAATTAATCCTTTTTCTACATCATGGTTTATTATTCTTTTTAAAAGTATTCCATCTGTTTTATGAACTATGACAAAATCCCATTTATTTATATGTAATTTGCTTTTCCAATAATCTTTTCTAACATTTCTACATAAAAGTATATCACCCTCAAGATAACTTGCAGGGCTTTCATCATTCATACTATCTCCTTTAACCTCAAAGCACAAATATTCTCCTTTATGTTCTACATCATCAGCAAAAGTAATTTTCGGCAAATCATCTATGTACTCATCGTCGCTAAATCCATTTAAGTAACCTGCATAAGCATACTTATTTACCAAAGGAACAAGCATAACATTCATTTCGTTATAACTTACTGGTATTAGATTTGGCTCATTAACAATATTGTGTTTTTCTTGATTTAAAAAAGACTTAATAATACCAAATTTTGTTTCTGGTATAACTTCTCCCCTTTCCCAATTGCTTATAGTATTAAATGAAACGCCTAAAATATCAGCTAATTGCTTTTGAGTTAGCTTTAGTTCTTTTCTTTTACTCCTGATATTCAATGCGTTTACATCCATTTCACAATATTGTTATTTAGAATTAATACAAATAACATATTTTATTAAATATATTGTGAATTTTATTTGGATATTCACAA